TGACAATGAACTTGTCCATCGGCAGCGAAAACTTCGAGCAGCCGGTGGTGGATTACAGCAATACAGGTGGCCCGGAGAATACGCGCTCGCAGCGTATCGCTCAGCTGGCCGAACCGCCTGTGCTGCTGAAGTTCACGACTTCGGATCGCATCCGCAAGCTGCCCACATGGTCTATCGGTGCGGAGTTCTCGGACCAAGCGCTGCGCGCTTCGACCCTGGACATCGTGGCGCTGACCTTTGCGCGGTACTGGGAAGTCGAGCGTGATGCTCATGTGTACGAGTACATGAGCAGCATCTGGTCGGGCGATAACGATCTGAACACAGGCGCGGTTACCGCGGTTGATTCGGATGTGCTGGACACAAGCATCACTCCCCCGGCGTTCACCCACAAGGCGTGGCTGAAGTTCCTGGCTCGCAATCGGAAGTATCGCAAGATCACCCATGTGATCGGTGATATCGACACCTACCTGCAAGTCGAAGGTCGCACAGGCCGCCCGGGTACGAATAACTACGACCCGACACTGGCCCGTATCGACCCGCAAGCTCGTGTGATCAACTCGGGCTTCGGTAACGACGTGCGGTGGTTCATCGTTGATGCGGCGGCTGACGGTGGTCCGGTTCCGGCCAATACGGTTTGGGCTCTTGACAATACCAAGGGTATTGTTCGAGTGACCAACACGTCGGCCAGCTACAGCGCGTGGAAGCGTTCCTGATGCGTCGTGCGCAGGCTCTGCGTATCGACACCAGCGAAGCTTGTTATCGCATGTTCGGCAACACTGATCTGAAGCCGTTCGACGCGCTGACGATCGTCCAGTCGTAATAGCCGCGATAGTGGCTATGCCAAAGGCCCGCCCCTTCCGGGCGGGCCTTTTTACATCAGGAGCTAGTTTTGAAAATCATCGATCCCAAGGGCGAGTGGTACATGAATACCTCTGCGTTCCAGATGGCCGACCCTTCCGGGGTTATTTACCCTGCCAAGGAGCTGGTCAAGATCACAGTGACCAAGTGGGTGAAGTCCCAAGCCTTCATGGTTGCCAAGCCCGATCCTACCGCCGCTGACGCGCCCAAGCCCGCGCCTGTCAAGGTCCAGATGGTTGGCAAGTCTTCTGGCGAATCAAGTAAGTCGTGACGGCAATGACTCTTCCATCAGGATGTCTTCCAGCTCCGCTACCGCTTGGTCGGACAAGAGGGCTTGCAGATTCCTGCTTAGGGTTGACAAGTCAAGGGTCAAGGCTTCCGGCCGGGCCTCAAAAACCGGGGTGGGATCGTTCCGGGCTTGCCCTAGATCTGCCTGGACGAGTTCCAACAAGTACGCAGATACCGACAACTGCTTTTCTACTGCTTGAGCTTTCATCTGCTCATACAGTGCTGCAGGGAAGTTGATATTGAATCGGTGAAATTTAGACACAGGCATCTCCATGTTAATTGACTACACATCTTTTGATGAAGTGCGGGCAGTGCTTGGGGTTAGTCCTGAAGAGCTGGAAGATGAAACACTGGTCCAGCCCATCTACGAATACTTCCTGATCAATGACCTGGAAGATATTGGCTCTACTTTGATCGACGAATACAAGACGGTCAAGGCTATTGGCTTCTCGTCTCGCACCGCCGCTCAGCGTCGTTTGCACGATCTTACAAGACTGTTCGCAGCCGTTGCGGTAGCCCGACAGCTTTTGAGTTCTTTGCCTTACTTCGGTGAGAAGCGTGTGCAAGATGGGAGGGCCGAAAAGGAGCGAATCCAGGATTCATTCAAGAACACAAAGGAAGGGGTGGAGGGGCAGTTTGGTGCCCTGCGCTTGCGGCTGTCGGCGGCTTACGTTGCTATCGCGGGCGGTACGGCGCTATCTCGCACAACTGTCACGATGATGAGTAGCACAGGCTTGGCTACTGACCCGGTTACGAACACATGAGATTCCTTAATGCGGCCAAGGCTTTCGACAAGACTCCAGTATACAACGCCTACACCAGCCGGGCGCTGTACAAGGGGCAGATGGGGGCTTTCGAGACTTCGAATTCCGAGGGCTCTATTGCGAAACGCCGTGTGTTCTCGCTGGCTCCGGGCCTTGCCATCCCCGCGCGTCGCTGCATTTCCTGGTTGGATGAGATCTGGATTGTGGGTGCTGGCAGTGCGGACGGTTTCGCCAGTGCGATTCGACAATCTTTCTGGGTTCGCAAATCTTCAGAAAGTTTGACGATTCGCACCCCTTCCCAGGTTGTTCTGGCCTCTGGGGGCACCGCTGCGTACGCTCAGCTGGAGTACCTGAAAGACACGGTTAACTCTACTTCGGATGCGGATTATGACCCACAGTACGAGATCTTCTTTGCCAGCGACGAGACCCTTTCCAAGGGGTACTTTCTGGTTGGTAGCTCTGGGATTTATCGCGTCCGTTCTGTGTACTTGCATTTGGCGGGCTTTAACACGGCCGTTTCGGACAAGCTCGATATAAGCGCTCCGGCAACGGCGACCTTTACAACCGGGGCCTACGTGCCGGCAACGGATACCTATAGTTCTGCCAGTACAGCAGTCAGCAGCCTGGAGATCGACAGGAGCAAGCTGTATTCGCTGAAGACGGAAGCAGACGAATCCTACAAGGCAGGCGACAAGACCTTGCTCGTGTCGAAGACCCAAATCACACCCACCGTTGGTCAGGAACTGACGTACGACTCCTTGCCCTGGCGCGTGCAGCAAGTCACGTCCGAGCAGGACGCTTGGGCACTACACATCCGGCGTCGATAATGCTGCAAGTCACTAATCTTCGACAGTTCCAGTATAGCGTAGCGGCAGCCAAGGCCCGGCTGTCAGGCACTGTCACGAAGAAATACCAGCAGTTTGTGACCCGGGTATTTACCGACTTGGTAGAGCATACGCCGCAGTGGTCAGGCCACCTTGCAGCGAACTGGAATGTCAATCTCACGCATGACGCGGCGCCCGCAGTTGTGCCCTGGAAGACCTCGGAATACTCAGAGCCCGTACACCAGATGGGCGACCCAGAGGCGGTCAGCTTTGCGCTGGGCCGGGCTAAGGGCCAAATCTCCAAGATCCGATGGAACACCAAAGTGAGTTTTGTTAACCCCGTGGATTACGCGGCGGAAGTAGAAGCTAACCCGCAGCTGCTTCGGCCCGTCAACCTTGTTGGGGGCCAAGTGGTGCTTGCTCAATATATTGCGAGCAAGTACAGCCGAGGCAATGTCGTTATTGGGGCGGGCACATGACAACAAGATCTTCATTCAAAGCCGCAGTGGCTACAGCTGTAGAAGCTTTGAAAGCCACTTGGTCAGATTACGCGCTTGTGGTGGAGTACGACAACCGTCTGATCGTGGATACGCAATCGCAGACCAACCCGTTTCTTTGCGTGCACATTTATTACGTTGGTGGTGAGCAAGCGTCGCTTGGACAAGCCACAAAGCACCACCGCGTGTATGGCTCCTTGGTGCTTTCGGCGGCTGTGAAAGAGGGCGCTGGAGACGAGAAAGCCAATGACTTGCTGCAGCACTTTTACCCAAGTTTGCACATGACGACCATTGACGGTGCACGAACCTGGGGGGCAGTGCCGTCCAAGGAGCGGGCGCATAGAGGGTGGGTTTACTACCCCGTGGTTATCCCTTTCGATTTTGACAATATCAGCTGATGTTTAACGCCAGCCACTCGGTAGTTTGCTATTCCTTGTTGAGCTGACGGAGCCCTTTTCATACACTTCAATATCAAGGAGAGTCCATCATGGCCCTTTCAAGCACCTCCCTGACCCAGGTCAGATACATCAAGGAATCGACGGCTGGTACTACACCGACCTCAGGTCAGAACTATGACATCCGTGTCACGGGTGAGACGTTCGAATACAACATCCAGAAGGAAATCTCCAAGGAGATCAACGCTTCTCGGGTGACGACTTCCGAAGCGCCGGTTGCGGCCAGTTCGTCGGGCTCTCTGCAAGGTGAGCTTTCGTACAACGAGTACGACGACTTGCTGGAGTCGCTGATGCAGTCTACTTGGACCGTGTACGGTACCAACGGGGTGCAAGGCACGGCTTCGACGGTGGACTTCACAACGACCACGATCACAGCTAGCTCACCGACTTCCGGTGCCGACTCTTGGGCTACGCTCAAGAAGGGTCAGTGGTTCCGCGCGAGCGTGGATGGGGACCCCAATGATGGCAAGCTATTCCGTGTTCACAGCACGACAGCGCCGACAACGACTGTCATCACTCTGGACGACGAAACTCCGGCTACGGCCGATACAGGCGTGGCGGACTTCTACGTTCAGACTAGCCGTCTGACCCACGGTACGACTCAGACCTCGTTCTCGATCGAGACTCAGCGTACGGACGTGAGCCAGTACATCATCTACAAGGGCCAAACGCCCAGCAAGCTGACGCTCAACGTGGCGTCTGGCTCGCTGAGCACGCTGTCGATCGACTTCGTTGGCCTGGGTGTGACACGTTCGGGTTCTACGCATCTGTCGGGCTCTACTCACAACGCGTCTACAGCGTACAAGATCCACTCGGGTGTGTCGAATGCCAACTCCTTCATCTGGGAAGGCGGCGCTCCGAATGCGAACGTGTACGTGAAGAGCGCGTCGATTGAGTTCGACAACGCGATGCGGATGCAGAATGCTATTGGCTCGCTGGCTCCGGTGGCTATCGCTTCTGGTACCATCATGGCCAAGGCGACGCTGCAAGTCTACTTCGCGGACGGCTCGCTGTTCGACAAGTTCGTGGCCAACACCACGACCAGCCTGATGCTGGCGAGCTTGGATTCGGACGGTAACGGTTACGTGTTCAGCGCTCCGGTGGCGAACGTCAGCACCTTCAAGGTGACGGCGGGTGCCAAGGACCAGGACCTGATGGCTGACATCACCATGACCCTGCTTGCTGACCAGGGCAACGCAGATTCGTCACTGCGTAAGGTGCTGTTTATCGACCGCGTGGGCGTGGCTGCGACACGATAATAAATCTCCTAGCTCAAGGCTTTTCGAGTATGGCACCCTTGCGGTGCCATATTTTTTTGACTTATACTACGCAGGCCTTGACATAGGAGAAACCATGGCAATTGACCTTTTTGACGAATTTGCGACAGATATCACAGCCGAGGAAGAAGGTGCGTGGGAAACTTTTGCAGATGAGGTCCGATTCAAGATCGCTCGTTCGACCTCGAAAACCTACACTCGGATTCTGACCAAGAGTTACGAGAAGAATCGTCGGTTGCTGAGCACACAAAGTGACGCATCGGAAGCCAAGTCTGAAGAGCTGATGATTGACGCGATGGCCCGAGGCTTGCTGCTGGACTGGGAGAATGTGGTTTGGCAAAAGAAGCCGCTGCCGTATACCCTTGAAAATGCCAAGATGATCCTGGCCAACAAGGACTTCCGGCGTTGGGTGATGCAGAAGGCCGAAGACTTTGACCGCTTCAAGCTCGCTCAAGAGGCAGAAGACGAGGGAAAGTAACTGCTCTGCTAGAGTGGCAAACGCAGTGGGGGTCTCAAATCCCATCCCTGTTGGAAATCAAAGAGACCACGGGAATCACACCTAAGGCTCTTTTGAATAGGCCGGTCTTGGACGACCGGCTTACTTTTTTCTACGGGGTTTTCTCGGAGCTAAATGCAGACCGGGACTACTCGGCTAGCGGGGCACCCTTGCCATTGAAGCTGAAAGACTTTTCGGAGTATTGTCGTTTCTGGGACATTCCACCGGATGACGCTCGGTGGATGTGGGGTGTAATTCACATATTCGATAAGGCTTGGCTGGATTTGCAAGCCAAAAAATTGAGAGCCGATTCCCAAAATCCCACAAAAACTGGTGCATAATACTAAGATTGCCTTATAGCGTCTGATGTCAGCTGACCTTCAACTAACCATTAGCGCAACCGGCGCTGCCGAACTCTCGAAGCTTTTCGAGAATTTGGAGAAGGTCACGACAGCTGCCACAAAGTTGGCGGGTAGTGGCAAATCCCTTGAGGAGCTTAGAAAGTCTATTGTCGCAGTCGGCAAGACTGGATCGGCTTTCTCAGAGCTAAGTACGAGTATTCGGTCTCTGGAAGCAGCGGCCCAAGGCTTGCCTACCCAGCTGCTGACTGCAATGAAAGGCATTGGTCAGATGCCTACTGCGGTCAAGACGGCCTATGACAAATCCATTGCGGAAGTGAAGAGCGGCGGCAGCCGTATGAAGTCTGCGGTTCGCCAAGAGATTGCGGAGTTGCAGGCTGAGTACGAACGCATGTCAGGACTCGGTGCGAGATTCAAAGTCAAGGCTTTGCAGAATCTGCGCACGCAAGGTGTTAGCCTTTTTCCGGATGACCGGCAGCTTTTGGCGGACTATCTGCGAGACCAGCGCAAGCTTGAGACAGCGCTCAAGCGCATGGACCAGGAATCCGCGGAGCGTATCGCTGAAGCCCGCAATGCCAGATCAGTTTCTCTAGCTCGTGGTAAGGATGCTATCAAGGGCCATATCCAGGCTTTGAAGTTGGAAAGCGATGCAAAGCTGCTGGCTGAAAAAGCTGAAGCAGATCGATATCTGAATGCTCTAAAGAAGATGGCAGAGCAGCAAGCGCTGCGAGAGTCTGAAGCTCGTAACGCTAGAGCGGTTTCTCTAGCTCGTGGCAAGGATGCCATCAAGAACCACATTGATAACATTCGAGCGGAGAACAATGCGAAGCTGCTTGCTGAGCGTGCCGAGGCGCTCCGCTACGCTAGACAGTTGGAAGCCATTCAGAAAGAGCAAGTCAGTCGGGAGACTAACGCTAGGTTTGGTGGTCGCTTGCTGGGGCAAATGTCTAATATCTCTACGGGTCGAGTGTTTATTCCGGATGATCGGGATGCGGCCAAAGTCCGACAAGTTAGCGGGGCTATGCAGGAGCTTGGTATCAAAGCTGGTACGGCTCACAGTGCCGTTCGTGGCTTGGCTTCCGGGTTTGGCTTGCTGTGGCTGACGTGGGGCCAAGTCGCGCCGCTGTTGGCGGGCGCCACGGTTTCTCACGCATTTATTCAGACGGTCAAGCAAGGTGCGGAACTTGAGCATACGCTAAGCGTGATCCGTGTGCTTGGTGAGAATACCACCGAGGCCATGGCAGGCCTGCGTCATGAGTTGTTTGAGATCGCGCGTTCTGGTCCGTTTGGTCCGCAGCAAATTGCTAACGCGATGAAGACACTCTCATTGGCTGGTCTTCAAGCCAATGAGATCTTGAAGGTCACGAGAGATGTTTTGAATTTCTCGATCGCGGGCGACACTTCGATCGAGATGGCGGCTGATACGCTTGTGTCGGTCACGACCGCGTTTGGTACGGGCGCAGATGGTTTTGCTCGGGCTAGCGATGTTATCGCTAAGACGGCTGCCGTTTCCAAGGCGTCAATCGAAAGCATTTCTGAATCGTTCAAGACGGCTTCAGTTGTGAATGCTCAGTATGGCGTTTCTCTGGAAGACGTTGGTACGGGCTTGGCCGCGTTGGCGCAGTTGGGTATCAAGGGCACAGCAGCCGGTACTTCGCTTCGCAATATGTATGCGGACTTGTCGGGGCGTTCTGAAAAGGTAGCCAAATTGCTCAAGCAGCAAGGCATCGAGATGCGTGACGCTGCTACCGGCGGCTTCCGAGATCTCGTTGTCGTGACCGGTGAGCTGCGGCAAAAGCTCCAGCAGATGGACGCGATCAGCCAAAAGAACTTCTTGCAAGCTTTGCTTGGCGAGCGTGGTGCTAAGCCAATGGTCGAGCTGCTCCGCATGATCGAGCAGGCGCCTAAGAGTGTCCAGCAAGGCTTCCAAAATGCCCTGGATGAAATGCAAAAGGGCATCAAAGAGTCGCACGGCTTTGCGGCAGCGTCTGCTATCGAACTGACACAGACGACGCAAAATCAGATGAAGGCAGCTGGCGCTTCGTTGCAGGCGGCTTTGACCGAAGCGTTCTCTCGTGCGCAACCAGTGCTTAACCAGATCTTCCAAG